TCTATCTGCAACTATTGGAAAGGAAGCAGACTTAGAATATCTAATGCGCCTTCATCGTAGTTACGAGTTGGGAACCGCATGATTCGATGGTCTTTTTGGATTGACTCTTGGGAGCATCCCTTCAACACTTGGAATCTCAACACATCCGTCAAAGCATTTGTCGAAGCGTCACCAATCATGCGAGACTATCTTCCGCCACCTAAACCGCCACCGACTCCACCCGCCGCCTTTGACCCCAAACCAAAAAAGAAGACCGGGCCTACAACTTCGTGGGACTGGTCAAAATTTCGTATGCCATTCTTTGAGCATGGATTTACTCGCGATCGCGTACCTCAATCGCCTGGGTTTGATTATTATTTATCCGATGATGATAGTTATTATTCCCCTGCACAATTACGCTTGAGGAAATGGCTGCATGACAGACCATGGCTTGGAACCGGAGCGCCTCCGGTTGTTAGAGTCGGGCTATACACTTTGGACAGGATGACATATGCAAGAGGCAGTGGAGATTTATACTCAGAAGATATTGCTACCTACGAAGACTCCGCTCTTGTTGGCGGGGGTGGCATGGTCATTTGATTATGCGAAATCGAATATTGACCGTTGCCAGTTTATTGCATCGAGTAATGACTGACTAATTTCTATCGGAACTCTAGCTCTAAGGTTGGAACGAATTGGTGAGTGCCTCTTGTCCTTTTCTGCCTTGGTAGGAAATGCAGGTGGGACAAACCCAGGGAAGACACCCCACAGGATGTAAGCCTGATTTATTTGTGCAGGCTTCCCAAGGAGGGGTTCAAAGTGCTTAATTGCCCCTTTTACATTTTCAATTACGAAATACTTTGGTTTCAGCATTTCAATTATCCTCATTCCACATTCTAATATGTCCAGGGAAGGCTTCTCTGGTTTGGGTGCATTGTAGGCCAAAGAGAATTCAAGACAAGGTGGTGAGAACCAAATCAAATCTGGACCCCACTTCCCTTGAAAGTGTTCTAAATTATCTTCAATCCATTCCTCAAATTCAAAGATGTCAATTATCTTTGTATGGGGAACGCCAGACATCAAAGGATTGTTGTCCACACGCAATACTTCCCAACCCGCTTGCACAAATGCCTCACTTGCACCACCCAGGCCAGAGCATAGGTCAATCATGCGCTTCATGCCAACCACTCCTTCGCGATCCTGATACATTGAGCGCAATATCGACAATTCCGACCTGACTCATTAGATAGTAATGTGCGACACCATAGTGATTCGCATTCTTTAGTACGCTTCATTCTTTCACCTCTCGATACTGATGGTCAATCACTCGCGCTTGCCATAGTAGAATAGCAGCGGAAACCCTTGAACTCTTGAGTCCCTTCTCCCATTCTCGGTATACATCATACGCTTTCTCGTTCATGCTTATTGTTACAGTCGGCATATTAGGCCCTGGGGGCCCGTGATTATAATGTTTATTATTATTTATTGGTAAAAAAAGAGGCCCCTACAGGGGGTTTTTCACCGAGATTACATAAGGGGATGACTGACGGTGGGAGGTTGGTCGGGGTTGAAACATCTTCGGGGGCCCTACTATAGCCGGCTTCGCCGTATTCAAGATAGAATCCGTTAATATTCGCCCGGTCTTTTTTTTAGCGTTGTACTGAGACAGTGCAATTTATACACCACCTTGCCCTGCAGACTTCATGGCGACTGCAAAGACTGGCTCCTTTTACCTGACTGAAACCGTAACATTAGCGGCCGCCGCTCTCGATGGAGCAAGAGTTCAAGGGACTGTTGACCTGGGTGCATATGTAAATGTCCCAACTGGTCAAGCAATCGCTATTGACTCTGTGGATTTCATCTACCAAGGCGGTAGTGACTTCGGAAGTCCCGCTGCTCAATTCACTGTTGCCAATGGTGCATTCCATGTTCAACTCACTGACGGAAACCCTGATACTGAGTTGATTGTTGCAAATGATCATTCTCTTATTGCATCGGGTTCACTGAACATCGACCATGTGAATAACATCGTTTCTCATATGGCTGACCTTTATCCTGATAACTTCGGTCCTAATGCACTTTCGGAGTCTTTTATGGTGGTCAACGATACTCTCTTCCTTGTAGCTGGAGTTGATGGTACTGCCGTCAGCGTTGGACCAGTAAATGTAACAGCAAGAATTCGTTGCCGTGTAGTCAAATTGTCAACCAAAGATTGGATGGCAATAGCGATTCAGAGTACTGCCTCCGATAACTGAGGTGCTACTTTGGAAATACATGTGCACATTCATGATGGGTCTGTCAAAGAAGGCAAAGCCCCTGGGTCATCGAAACCTTCGCGATCCAAGGCTAAATCAACTTCTTCAAAACCAAAGCGAAAGGGAAAACCGATGACAAGGAAGACTCAACTCGCAATCAATAAAGGAAGAAGAGCAAAGGGCATGAAGCCTATCAAGTGGAAGAAGAAAGGGGTTTGATTATGCCTGAAGATGGTACAGGCGCATTGACGGGTCGTCGCTTGATGACTAAGGAGTTCATGAACTATCGATGGTCATGGCTGGCTGGTCCATACCCAGGGCAACCTTGGCACTCATCGTTTGACATTAACGATTGGGTCATAGGAGGAGGAACCCAGGCGTGGATTTCCTCCGAGACTTACATTGACTTATCAGGCTACAATAGAGACGACTTAACCACCTTCCCTAATCAAATATCGATACAAGAGTCTGGCTCCTTTAGAATGGTAGAAGATGGAGCTAGTACAGAAACAGGCGCAATAGTCTTGGACATCATCACTGAAGAGAAGTTAGATGATTCAGGAACCTCGAAGTTCGCTGATTTAGTTCTCAATATGTGGCAAGATGAGACTGCGCCTGGATTTCATTTAGGACCATTGGAGTTCCAACAAATCATTTATGGTCGCATGAGGATGTTTGGCCATGACAATACTGTATGGACTGCAACCCAGGGCAATCTAACTTTACTGAATGAAACGCAATTCGGTTCAGGTTCACCAACTACGGCTGCAAAGTTGTGGTGTACTCGAATTGTAATTCCCCTGGGTGAATATCTATTGGAAGGTTCATTCATCATTATACCTGCTGCAAGATACATTCTATCTGCAACTATTGGAAAGGAAGCAGACTTAGAATATCTAATGCGCCTTCATCGTAGTTACGAGTTGGGAACCGCATGATTCGATGGTCTTTTTGGATTGACTCTTGGGAGCATCCCTTCAACACTTGGAATCTCAACACA